CACCAATCATGGCCTCACTACTGGGAACCGCGTTTGGTTGGACTTTTCTGCGGGCACAGGTGGTACGGCAACGGATAACATCTATTCGGTCACGGTTTCAGATGCCAATACGTTTACGGTAACGGACTCTGCCAGTGGCACCATCACCGGGTCTCCTGCGGTGTCGATGTACGCTGACATTTTGATGGAAGCAGATTCGTACAACGCAACTGCGTTTCCTGTGGTGATTCCGGGCGAAGGAATTTTGGCCAAAGACGGCATTTTTGTTGGTTTGGTCGCAAACGTAACAACCACTTTGTTCTATGGCTAAGACCGCAGCATGGACTCGCAAGGAAGGCAAGAACCCCAAAGGCGGACTCAACGCCAAGGGGCGAGCCTCCTACAACAAGGCCAACCCGGGCAAGCCCGGGCTCAAGCCACCGCAGCCCGAGGGCGGCTCACGCCGAGACTCTTTTTGCGCCCGCATGGAAGGCATGAAGAAGAAGCTGACCGGCGAGAAGGCAAAGAAAGACCCGAACAGTCGCATCAACAAAAGCTTGAGAGCTTGGAATTGTTGAGGTAATCATGGGACGCTTGAACAAACCAGCGCGGGGGAATTACACCTACCGTTCCCCCGGGCAAACAAACGCTCGGGATGTCACCCCCAATCTGCGGGAAGATGTGGTTGAGTCTCAGCGTGCGGACGCCGAGCGTATCCGCAAAGGCTTGGGCGCTGACGCTGCCCGTGAGTACAACCGTCGCCTGCAACAAGAGGCTGGTGGTCGGGCAATTTTGCGTACTGCGGGGCGTTTGGGGCACGCTGGCACTGCTCTTGGGGCTGGGTATGAAGCTGGCCGCAAGTTAGACGAGGAGACCGGCGCGGGCAAAAAACTTGTAGATGCCACTGGGCTTGGCAAGGCGGCTGAGAGGGCCGCCAAACCAAAAGAAAAAGTTGAGTTGTCTGAGTACGCCAAGCAGCGGATGGTAGAAGAAGATGTTGATGATGCTCTTCGTAAAGCTTACGCTGCTGAAGGCAAAAAGCGTGGCGGTAAGGTTTCAGCTTCTTCTCGTGGCGACGGTATCGCTAAGCGCGGCAAAACGCGGGGCAGGATGATCTGACATGAGCCAGAACCACGACACAGTCAAAAATGTGCTGGATATTGCCTCTGCTATTGCGGCCATCGGGGCTTTCCTGCAATTGTTCACGCCGGTATTTGGCCTGATTGGTGCCATCTGGACGCTGATGCGTATCGCAGAGATGGTTTCCGGCAAGACGTTTGCGGAGTTGATCCGCCGAAAGAAAGCAGATGCCGAGCAAGAGTAAGGCACAGCACAACTTGATGGCGATGGTGGCTAACAACCCCGCCGCTGCCAAGCGCAAAGGAATCCCTCGGTCTGTTGGCCAAGAGTTCATGAAGGCAGACAAGGGTAAGCGGTTTGGGTCTGGTAGTCGTGCAGACGCGCAGACAATCAACAAACCCAAAACGGATCAAGGCAAGCAAGAGTTTTTTTCAAAAGGTGGTGACACTATGGCTTCCAAAATGAACGCTGGTTTTATGGCAATGATGGCAAAGAAAAAAGGCGCACCTGCCAAGAAGATGGCCAATGGTGGTATTACCACGGCCAAAATGGGCGCTGTTCGCACCGCCGCCCCCAGCAAAGACGGTCTGGCCGCTAAGGGCAAGACCAAAGGCACTCAGGTCAAAATGTCTGGCAGCAAGCCCTTGGGTATGAAAATGGGTGGTCGCACCTGCTGATAGGAGGCCGCTATGGCTAAAAGACGTAGGTCAGCTAATGTAGGTGGCCTTGCAGCGCTTGCGGCGCTGGGGTATTTGCTTACCCGAGACAAAGGGGGCAACCTAGCCTCGGTTGAGTATCGCGGTACGGATGCTGAGCGGCTTAGGGATACTAGCCCTCAAGCGATGCACCGGGAGTCTGAGCGCAAGTATCGCAGTGACAACCCAGAACTTATGGGTGGCGCGAGCGACTTCGACGCATCAGGTTACGCAGATGACGATATGGCCACGTTTAGGCAGAGAATTGCTGCCGGGCGTGAAGGGGCAAACGTTTCCGCAGGTGAATTGGCTGCTATGTCCGGCCCTGCTATTTATCCGTCTGGCCCTGCTGGTGCTGCTGGTGCTGCTGGTGCTGCTGGTGCTGGTGCTGGTGCAGCAGCAGCTGCTGGGCGTCCTGCCCCCGCAGCTATGGGTATGGGTGACCCGGGGTATTCCCAAGCAGACTTGGCTGCATACAGACAGCGCGTTGCTAGGTCTGCTGCTCCCCCCGCCGAACTTGCATCTCCCGATGCAGATTTTATGGCTTCAGGCCGCACTTCCCCTGCTCTTAGGGATCAGCTCACCCGTACTACTCTTGGCACGCCCACTCGCCCTGTCGAGGGTGCTCCCAGCATTTATGCAGGGCCGGAGGCTTGGGCAGCGTATCGTAAACAGCAGGCAGAGCAACGAGCTGCTCAACCGACTACTCCGCAAGGCAGTGCTCGCAACATCGTGCAACAGATGCGCGAGAAGGATAAGGCCATCCTAGAGGCTGTTCGTAGGCGTCAGGCTGAAGACGAAGTTCGTGCAGAAGTAGAGCGTAAACGCAAAGCTGAACGCGAAGCCGAGCGCAAGCGCGAGCAAGCAGAGATGCTTAAACGTGGTAGGCAGACTGACCCCAACTATGGCCGTACCATACAGGAACGCAGCCAAGCTCTGCGTGCCAAAGGTGGCGCGGTCAAAGCTAAAAAAATGGCCAGTGGCGGCATGTCTTCTGCATCCAAGCGTGGTGATGGTATTGCCACCAAAGGCAAGACCAAGTGCAAGATGTATTGAGGTGACATCATGTCGGACAAATCCAAAAAGCCCAAACAGACCCTGACCCCTGCTGAACAGCAAATGATTCAGGAGGAAAAGGACAGGCAGATGGCCCCCAAGTTGGAAGGTGCTTACAACAAGGCGCTGACCACCACGGTTCCCGCTCCCGCCCCGGTTGACAAAAAAGCCAATGGTGGCGTTACTCGCGCCGACGGCTGCATCACTAAGGGCCACACCCGTGGCAAGATGGTGTAACCATGTCGAGAAAGAAAAAACTTGGCGATGCGGCCAAAGTCCTTGGGGGTCTTGGCGCGGCCTATGTTGCCAGTGAGTTTGCAAAGCCAACGGTTGTTGATTTGGGCAGTCCATTTAAACGCGACCCAGAGGAAGATTTGGAGCGTCAAAGGGCGTTTGAGCGCCTTCAGGCCAGCACTGACTCTCTTGCAAAAACATTGCCTCCCAACTTCTTGAAAAAAGATGGCGGTGTTGTCAAAGGTTGGGGCAAAGCTCGCGGCGCTCGTGCTGCCAAGGTGTACTGAAATGATGTCCAGCCGTGGCATGGGTGCCATCAACCCAAGCAAGATGCCCAAGAAGAAGGTCATCCATCGTAAGGATGATCCGAATACCGTGGACATGTACGCGGCTGGCGGCAAAACCAAATCCAAGGTCAATCAGGCTGGTGTCTACACCAAGCCGGGTATGCGCAAGTCGCTGTTTGAGTCAATCAAGTCCCGAGCAGTGCAGGGCACAGGCGCAGGCCAGTGGAGCGCCCGTAAGGCACAGCTTCTGGCCAAGCAGTACAAAGCCCGTGGGGGTGGGTACAAGTGAAAGACCCGCAGCAGTCGCTCAAAGACTGGGGTGCCCAGAAGTGGCGCACCAAGTCTGGCAAACCGTCAAGCAAGACGGGGGAGCGATATTTGCCTGAGAACGCCATTAAGGCGCTCAGCTCTGCCGAGTATGCAGCCACGACCCGTGCCAAGCGGGCAGGCAAAAAGGCTGGAAAACAATTTGTAAAGCAGCCACCCAAAGTGGCGGCTAAGACGGCAAGGTACAGGTAATGGCAAACACCTCTGGCGCTACATCCTTTAACCTCGATCTGGTTGAGTTGGTCGAAGAGGCATATGAGCGGGCTGGCTCAGAGATGCGTACGGGCTACGACCTACGCACTGCTCGTCGTTCGCTCAACATCATGTTTGCCGACTGGGCCAATCGTGGTATCAACCTATGGACGATTGAGCAGGGGATCATCCCGCTTGTTCAGGGGCAGAACACGTACGCACTGCCGGACGATACGGTGGACTTACTAGAGCATGTCATTCGTACGGGCGGGAACGTAGCCTCGACTCAAGCAGACCTGACCATCACGCGGATTAGCGTTTCTACTTACGCCACGATTCCCAACAAGATTCAGCAGGCTCGCCCTATCCAAGTATGGGTACAGCGGTACAACGGTCAGAATTCTCCTACAGGTCTTTCGATTAACCAAGTTGGGGGCATCAGCTCGACGGCTACCCAGATCACGCTCAACTCGGTCATTGGCCTACCCGCTACTGGGTTTGTCAAGATTGACAACGAGATCATCAACTACGGGTACATTCAGGGTAACACCTTATACAACTGCTTCCGTGGGCAGCAGGATACAGTTGCTGCACTGCACAATAACGGCGCTGCTGTGTATTGGGCGCAGGTGCCCGCTGTCACGGTTTGGCCCACCCCCGATGGTGCGCAGACTTATCAGTTTGTGTACTGGAGATTGCGCCGTACCCAAGACGCTGGGGGTGGTGTCAATGTAATGGATGTCCCTTTCCGGTTCATCCCATGCATGGCGGCGGGCTTGTCCTATTACATCGCCGGGAAAATCCCTAGCGGTATGGAGCGACTGCCCATGCTGAAAGCTCAGTATGACGAGGCTTGGCAGCTTGCGGCTGATGAAGACCGTGAGAAGGCCGCAATTCGGTTCGTGCCCCGTCAGCAGTTCATTGGGGGTACGTTTTAGTGGGCAATAGGTTTGCTTCTGGCAAGAACGCGATTGCTCAGTGTGATCGCTGTGATCAGCGTTTTAAGCTCACTGTGCTTAAGCGTGAGGTCATCAAGACCAAGAACTACGAACTGCTGGTGTGCCCGGAATGTTGGGACCCGGATCAGCCGCAGTTGCAGTTGGGCATGTACCCGGTGGATGACCCGCAGGGTTTGAGGAATCCTCGTCCGGACCGAAGCTACAGGCTTTCTGGGACCAGCGGGTTGCAAATTGAAGCGGGCTCGGGTCCATTGGGTACTGGAACGGTAGAGGGCGGGAGTCGCATATTTCAATGGGGATGGAACCCAGTTGGTGGTTCTTCATTTTTCACCGCAAACGAAACGCCAAACAACTTGGTGTTGGCGGTGAATTTGGGTACAGTTACAGTTGCAACGACATAAGGAGTCGATCATGATGGACGCAAAGAAGGCAGTGCATAAACACGAGAAGGCCATGCACCCCGGCAAACCCATGACCAAGATGAAGGCGGGTGGCAAGACTAACAGCGACATGCTCAAGTATGGTCGCAATATGGCCAAGGTCATGAACCAGCGCAGCCCCGGTCGTAAAGGAGCCTAAGATGGCTACGTACAAACAACCTACAAAAGTAGCATCGGTTGTGGTGGGTGAAGAACCCGCCAAGACGACCATGCGCAAGGCCAATGTGGCTGTGGCCAACACCCGCAGTCAAGACTACCCGCCGATGAAAACCAGCGGCATCAAAATCCGTGGTACAGGCTGCGCCACCAAGGGCGTCATGGCTAGGGGTCCGATGGCATGAACTACGCCGCGTTGTCTGCTGCGATTCAGGATTACACCCAGAACTACGAAACGGAGTTTGTGGCGAATATCCCTGTCTTCGTCAAACAGGCGGAGCAGCGCATCTACAACACGGTTCAGTTCCCGTCCCTAAGAAAGAATGTCACGGGCTCCACGTACATCAGCAACAAGTACCTGTCATGCCCCAATGATTTCCTGTCGGTGTACTCTATGGCTGTGATTGACGCCACGGGGGCGTATGAGTACTTGCTCAACAAGGATGTTAACTTCATCCGACAGGCGTACCCAAACCCGACGGACACGGCCATCCCCAAGTACTACGCGCTGTTTGGCCCGACCACGACATCTGGGGAAAACCCACAGATCACCAACGAGCTGTCGTTTATTCTGGGGCCAACTCCTGATGCCATCTACAGCGTCGAGCTTCACTACTATTACTACCCAGAGTCGATCACAACGGCTTCCAGCGGGCAAACATGGTTGGGTGACAACTTTGACTCGGTGTTGCTCTATGGCTCTCTGGTTGAGGCGTACACGTTCATGAAGGGCGAGGCCGACATGATGTCTCTGTACGACGGGAAGTACAAGGAAGCCCTCATGCTGGCCAAACGTCTTGGTGATGGTCTTGAGCGCAGCGATGCGTACCGCAGCGGGCAGTTTCGCACTCCCCCGCTGCCGCAGAATAACGGGGTGGCTTGATGGCCTTTACCGGCAACTATTCCTGCAACACGTTGCGGTCTGGCCTTGCCAACGGCACGATCAACTTTGCCACCGACACGTTCTATCTGGCGCTGTACACCAACTCCGCCACGCTGGATCAGACCACCACGGCATACACAACGATTGGTGAAGCCTCTGG